AATGCTTGTTCAGTTGCTAATTGCACTCTGTAAGCCCATTCTCCTGCACTTTCATATTGTGAGTAATCACATAATGTTCTAATATCTTTTAACTCAAAATCCGTTAATCCTTGCCATTGATGAGGGTGGGTGTAGAGTGGTTCACAATACTGGCATGATTGAAAGTCATTAAATTCCGTTATTTCACCAGCGTGTCTGTGCATCCACGCCACAGGAGCTGGTGCTGGCTGTTCTAATGCTTCTTTACAGGCTTTAATTGTTTCAACCAATCCATTGTTATACAAAGTATGTTGTAAATCAGATAATTGATTTCTCAATCCAACAGTCCATGCCGTTATATTATCGCCAACAATTTGTGGTTCAAATCTTTGAAGTAGTTTTAATGCCTTCATCAATTCATCAATCGCCATCTTTAATGCTTTGTCTTTAGTCATACAGTTTTTCCTATGTAGGTAGCTTTACTGTCATTGAACTGAACTTCTACAGCGCAGTCTTGCCCTGTGTTTCCATTATAAAGTTTAAATAACCCTACACAAATGGAAACAATACAAACAAATAGCAAAGTTGCTATAACTACTGTTGCGCGATCTACGCTTCTATCTCCACAGTCACAGGTACGGCCTTGGTTGCACTGCTGATTACATGGCATTATAAAATCTCCTTAATAACTCTGCCTTTGGCGGCAGGTATGTTTGTGTAGCCCATTAATAAACCCAATTTAAAGTTATCAACATATTGCTCTGGTATCTTTACTGGATTTAACTTTTTATATGGTGACATGTCATTTGTATCGTATTTATTAATTGAAAAGTAAGTGTTAGTTCCTGTTCCATATTTATAGATAAGACCATCGTTTACTAACATATTAAGACTGTATCTAACATCAGACCTAGAAAAGCCCTGCTCCATTAAACTTTTCGCTGTCCTATCTGCTTCACATATCTCTGCGTATAACTCAGTCCTAGCTTTAGCCGCATTAGAAATAAAAACTGGCATGTCATCCATTTTTCTTAGCCTCCAATTTTAGTTTAAGTAATTCAAGTTTAGAATCAGGCATTGACATACCAGTTTCGCAACGCCACACACGAACGGTGTTTGGTTTGCAGTAAAGTAAGTCAGCCACATTAGTTGCAGTAAGTCGATTGTGATACATTACATCCATTAGTTCTTTTTGATTACGTTTCATACTAACTCCGTTTTGTTTACGAGTTGCTAATATAATTCACTACTTTATCTTTGTCAACACATGTTTGATAAAATCAATAGCTTCATCCTTACCTTTGCAAACTTGTGCATGATAACCCACATCATTTAAGTAGATTATCCAGTCCAATTGCTCTGGCGATACGGTTCCACCTTTAGTACGCTTCATCTCAATAAAGCAATTAAGACTAGGGATCATAAGGTCTGGAACTCCAGCCGTGACACCTTCTGCCTTCATATTCATGGCCACTACTTTGTTTCTTAATCCACCGTTACCAATAGCAAACACTCGATGCTTTGGGTGATTACGCCTCATCCATTGTATAAACTCAACCTGCTCCAAATGCTCTGACTTAACCTTTTCAGCTACCATAAAATCTCCTGTCAATTACTCTTGCGTATTTACCATCTTGTTTAAACTCAATAGCCTCTGGGCAGTTTGATTCATTCATTGCATCACAAATATCTTGCAAGTTGCTACCTGGCTTTATGTAAGCCTTAGATTTACTGGCAATTAGACCAACAAGTTGACGTGCTTTCTGACCTGCCCAACCATCGTGGTTTACACAAATGTATTCAGTTATTGGCTTATCAGATAAACCACCGTAGTACGTCACTTTCATCATAGGTATTCCACTCGTCTTGCTCACATGCTTTGACCATTCCCAAGAACTTACATCAAGCTCGGTACCCCCTTCTCCCATAATGTCATCATTACGGAGTTTAAGTGGTTCTTTTTCTTCTTTAGGAAACTCATTACCGCAACCAGGACACACAGGAACGCTTATATGTACAATCTCATGGCAATGCTCACACATCTTAACTGGAGCCTCTCCTGAGCCTTCGCCATGCTTCTTAGACTTATCCTCAATGTTGACGTTGGTGATTGGGCCGTGTGTCTGAACAACACCAGCAAAGTCTAATACCAGGCAATGATCCGTGTGACTCTTTGGTCGTAAGCCACGCCCTGCCATCTGCACATAAAGACTGGCTGATAGGGTTGGTCTAAGCATGGCAATCAGGTCAATGTCAGGGTAATCAAACCCAGTTGTTAGCACGTCACAGTTAGTTAGCGCCTGTATCTTTCCAGCCTTATACTCATCTAAAATGCGCTTGCGTTCTGTCTTACTTGTATTACCTGTAATACATTCTGCCGTAATATTTCTTTTGAGCAACACATCTCTAACATGGTAAGCATGCTCAACACCAGCACAGAAGAATAACCATGCCTTCCTGTCACCTGCTCTGGCTATAACCTCATCAACCACAGCATAGTTATTGGAATCGTTATCAACAGCCGCTTGTAGCTCTGATTCAATATACTCACCGCCACGCTTGTGTACACCATCTGTGGATAACTTTTTATCAGTTACTTTTGAGTTTAAGCGAGCAAGGTATTTCTTATATATCAACTCCTCAATATCGACAGGCTTAATTAGTGCGTCAAACAATGCTGGCTTGTCAGTAATCAATCCATGGCCTAATCGATACGGTGTAGCAGACAGGCCAATGACGCGCAGCATAGGATTGATTTCAATCAACTCTTTAATCAATGTGCGGTATCCACCCTCATCTTTATGTGACACAAGGTGACATTCGTCAATGAGAATTAAGTCAACGTGGCCAATCTCATGTGAGCGTTTACGCACTGATTGGATGCCAGCAAATGTAATGGCCTCACCAAGTTCACGCTTGCCGATACTGGCTGAGTATATGCCCATCGGTGCATTTGGCCAATGGAGGCGCATCTTCTCTGCGTTCTGCTCAATCAGCTCCTTAACGTGAGTGAGCATTAACACACGAGTTTCAGGCCAGTTCTGTACTGCATCCTTACACAGTGCAGCGACAATGTGACTTTTGCCTGATCCTGTCGGCAACACTAAGCATGGATGGCCTTTGTTATTTGACATCCAATCATATAGTTGGTCTATAGACCGTTGTTGGTATTCACGAAGCATTTATAATCTTAGCCCCCATAGTTTCTCTAAGTTCTTTAGTAAAGTCGCTAGGTTCAGCGCACTCGTTAGGATTGGCTAGTATCTCGCTAGACTTAAACCCATCGGCACCATTAAGAACTTCTTTATTGTTAATCATGTAAATTGCATGCCACTCATCTTTACCTGGCTTAAACTTATACGGCACCAGGTCAGGGTGAATTACATGTGCATCACAGCCATTGTATTGAGCATCTAATGGGATAACGGCATCGTAGCGAGTACATGTCCAAGTGCTATCCTCATTAGATGTAACGTGAGCGCAGGTTCTACAGTTAGATTCTTTAATAGCTTTGGAGCCGTGACAGAAATCATGGGCATCACACATCTTACATTCGTACCAACTAGGATCGGTGCTTAACGGTGGGGGAAGTCCCTCAACCATAGTAATCCTATGTGCTTTAGTTACCATCTTAGTGGCGAACTCTTTATCTAATTTAACGCGCTCTGTGTAAATCTCATCGTTATCTTTACAGACCGCATAGTAAAAGCCACGCTCTAGCTTTAAGCCAAGCATGTAAACTTGCATCTGAGCGTAGTGCATAGGCTTAGATTTCTGCAATCCATTCTTAACTAAATCATCAAACGATTTCTTAGAGTGTGTCTTGAACTCAGCCAAGTGAACTTTGTTTGGTGATTCAGGAAGGCCGCTATGGATAATCCCATCTACTGATCCGCCAAAGTGTTTTCCAAAGTCAACCTTATTTTGAGTGGCTCGAACATCTACACCGATGCTACGCAAGTCACGCAGTATGTTGGCTTCTTCATTATGTCCACGTCTAAACAAGCGTAGGATACGACCTTCAAACTTTGGTATAACTGCCCAGTGAAATGACAACCACAGCCATCGTTCGCAGTTATGGCCAATCACTGAGCAGCCTAGATGTGGCCGAGGCTTATCTTTTTTATCCTCATGGAACTTATTAATTAAATTTACTGTAGTTGGAAGTAAGCTCATTTTTTATTTTCTACCTCTCTTAAGTCACGCATTTCTTCATCGCTTAAAATTTTATAAAAGTTCTCAATTGCTTTACCTAATTCAATGTCAGTAAATTTTTCGCTCTTGGCGTAAATGTCAATAATATGTCCTAGTCTTTCATAGTATTTGTCGTTCATATATTTTTCTCCTCTACCTGCACTAAGGTAACTTTCTTACCAGCATACCTCTCAGCAGATTGACGAGTTCTAAATACAGGTAAAACTCCAATCATTCCATCAGCAAACTTTAAATCTATCGGTGTAGCGTTGCCAAATAAATTAACATCAGCTTTTCGTTGTATTGCCATTACTATAATCATTTTAATTCCTCCGTAAAAGATGGGGATGTCCTTAACCTAAGAGATACAATGGTCGTGGTCGTTACCGATACCACCATCCCCAAAACCTAATTACTTCTTAGCCCAAGGTGGCGCTGCTTTGCCATCATCTTGTGCTGGTGCAGGTGTAGAAACTTTAGGCATTGCCGCACCTTCTATTGCTTTATACCCACGAACATCATTGGTTGGTTCATAACCTTCTTGAGTACGAATAGAAAGTTTGATTTGCAATGCACCACCTATTAGTTGGTCGGTATCATCAACACGAGATAAACCAATTGCTCGCATGATAGAGCCTAGAGCCTGACGGCCAATTTCCTCAGCAGCAGTTGATTTGTTCTTGATGTTAATGTTGCCAAATACTACACGGCCTTGATGTGTAGGGCCTGTAATGTCATACCTTACAGCTACGTATTGACCTGTTTTATCCTTAGTGTCACGGATTTCAGCCTTGTTAATTACTGCTGCATACCAACCTTCAGGTAAAGGTGCAAAATCGTTCTGCTGCTCAGGTAGTGAGTTAATATCAAATGATTCGCTAAATTGTGCCATGATTAGTCCTCTAATGTGTCAAGTAAAATTTGTTTCTGTAATTTTGTTACTACACCTAATGCTTGGTATGGGTCTTTAATGTCCATTGCTACTCTAACTGAAGATTCTCCGATTCCAATTAGAATATAACCAACATATTCTTCACCATCTTCATCGTGTTTTTCCAATAACTTAATAACATCTTTATTAATATTCATAACTTACTCCTTAATTGTAATAGTGAATGATGGTCTGCCTGGTGTAGTTGTTATGGCTGCCATCAATGGTTTAGTAATTGCTTCGTTTGCTGCTTTCCAGACGGCTGAGTTAATCTCGGCTTTCCAACGGAATAAATCATGTAGATGTTCAGTCAACCCATTAGCAGCTGCTATGTCTTGCAATTGCTCAGTATCAACCTTACGGTTCATGCGACCTACAACCTTAATAGAATAGCCATCATCTAAGCTGACGTTCTCAGTGCCTTCCATAGATACAGGTATGCCAATCAAACTCATTAGCTTATCCTCTACCTCACGTCTGCGCTCAGTTGCTACACGCTCGGCTTCTTTTAACTCAAGCCATACTTTTGAAAGATCAGATAGGTTATTCATATAATCACTCCTCAATAAAATTAGGTGAATAAGAAGCTAAAATTTCACTTAAAATATATGCCTTTTTTCCAATTAATTCAGCAAAATCTCTAGCAACACTTTCTGTAGAAATATGATATAACTCCTCTTCTTTAACAAATTCTGTTATTAATCTTTCATATATGCGCTGCATAATTTTAAAGTTGTTATATTGAATATCAGTCATTACTTACCTCCAATCTTTTTGATAATTAGTCCTAAGTCAGGAGCTTCCCATGCGTCTAACTTACCGCTACGGTCTTTAGCAGACCAGGCACCATCAGAGTCACACATCAAAGCACGTTGCACCTTACCATCTCCGTCACGCTCAACTCGTAATGCAAGAACTTCATCAAAGAAATACGGTAATTGTTGTCCTGTCTTATTGCCTGGCATCGATGGGGCGTATAACATCTTGCCCATCTCATCTTGCGACTTCTCTAACTTGGCACTCATATATACATGGCGGTTAGGAATGTCACGGAAAGCACGAATGATGTCAGCCATTTGTTCCTGCATGGCACCGTAAGCAGCACGAGGGTCTTTAGTTAGTTTGCGCTCGTAGTTCAAGACCACCTCAGCAATCTCACTAATGGAATCCAAGGCAACTGACTCAAACTCCAAACCTTCTTTAGATTCAGTCACCCATGCGTAGGCTTCTTTAAGTTCTTCCATCGAGGAAATCTCAATGTATGGAACATCTGAGTCTTGGATGGATAACAAACCACCCTCAGCAGACAACACAATTGGTTTCGGTAAAGTAGGTATCAGGGATGTTTTCCCAGCTCCTGCTTGACCGTACACTAATAACTTCACGCCATTTGTATGTAGCGAAGAAGTCGATTTAAGGCTAATAGCCATTTTAGTTCTCCTAAGTAAAGCCTCGGTCTGAACAATTCAATTTGAGGCAGTGGTTGTATTTTAATATAATTTAATTTATGATGTCAACACTAAACGCAAATTTATTTACACAGAAAGGAAACTTTATGACACTTAGTGATGTAAGAGAACGATTGAAGGACTCTAATTTAATGGCTGTATCCAAGGCTGCTGGTGTACACTACAACGCCTTGTATCGTTTAATGAACGAGTCAACTAATCCACAATATGAAACTGTCCAAAAATTAATATCATACTTAGAGGCCACTCATGGGTAATATCACAAATATTATTGGTAGCTTTACGCCACCAGTAGAAAAGATTATTAAGCCAGCAGATCAGCAATTAATTGATTCAATGGTAGAGCATGGATTAACGCCACCTAGACATATACATATAGATGGTAAGGTTCATCGCTTCTGCACTAGCGGTAAGAAAGGTGACAGTGGTTGGTAAATCTTATTGAGTGATGGTGTCCCTAC